GCCGGTCCTGCCGGCCCCGGAACTGCCGAGCCTTCGCCGGTCGGGCCTTGCGGTCCTGCCGGCCCCGGTGGCCCCTGCTCGCCGGGCGGGCCGCGCCAGTTCTCACTCGTGGGGTCAGGCGGCACCGTGGGCGGCTGCGGGTAGCCGGCGAAGTCCAGTCCGTCATCCGGCAGCGTGGGCGGGCACGCCGCGAAGCTCAGCCCGTCCCCGTTGGCCACCTAGAAATACTCCACCCGGACGCGCTCGCCCGAGCTGTCCAGCTGGACGATCTGCGCCAGTTGGCGGGTGGCGAGCACCTCCGCGCCGGGATCGGCCGGCTGCTCGAACAGCCGCGCGAGGCGGTTGGCGGCGAGCAGCTCGTAGGGCATTTCGGCAGCGGGGTGGATATCGAACACCGACCAGCGGGCGAGGCCACGCGCCACGAGCGAGTCATGCACCGACATGACCGCCTCTTCGGCATCCTCCGGTGCGCGGGCAATCCGTGCCGCGCGCTTCACCCGCTCCTCGTAGAACATGACCAGCTTGGGATCGGCTTCCTTGCCGAACGACGACGACAGCATCAGGGCCGTCAGGCGGGTGTATGCCTCGGCCACGGCGGTCGGGATGCCGGTGTTGCCGTAGTTCACCAGCCCCTGGCTAATCAGCCCCGCCTGGACCTCGGAGACCTTGGCCAGCGCCAGGTTCTGCGCCCGATGGATGCGGGCCACGGTGGCAATGCGCGCCTCATAGATGGCAGCCGATTGCAGATCGCCCGCTTTGCCGAAGGACGGGGCCAGGTGGATCGCCACCAGTGACGCGTATTCCTCTGACACCGCGGTGGTGATGGCGGTGGCGGCCCAGTCGGCGTGGCCCTGCGCCACCTGGTTGGCATGCACCGCCGCCACCGCATCGCGGGCCAGGGTCATGTCGGTGGCGAGCGGCGTCTCGTCGGAGGCGATCACGCCGAGCTTGACCAGGGCGAGCGTGGCGATGGCGTCAACCGTCACCACCGCGGCCTGCGACGGCGGGACCGCGTCGGTGGCGATCACGCCGAGTAGCACCAGCGCATTCGTCGCAATCGTGGCCGGCGACGCGCTGGTGTTGAGCGCCGGGCGGTCGCCGGCCGCCACCACCTCGACGCCCAGGCGCCGAAGCACACGCTCGGCGATCTGGGCGACGGTGGCCATTACGGGCTGACGATCTGCGCCAGGGCTTCCGCGCGGACCTCTGCGGGCGTCTGGCCGGTCGCCGCGGGCGGCTCATACCACGGCACCGGGCGGTGCAGCTTCGGCGCGGTGCGCGGGCCGGTGACGGTGCCGCCGACCGTATCGTGCGACAGGCCGATGATGCGCGGCAGGGCGGCGTTGCGCACGGCGGTGTTCTCCTCGATCGAGCCGGCGGCGCCGCCGCGTGCGGCCAGGGCGGCGTCGGAGGCGGGATCGAGGATGACCTGGGCGCCGACGCTGTCGTTCGCGCGGGCCTTGTCCAGATCGGCGGCGGCGGCGGAAGGTGCGGGGGCGACCGCCTCGGCCTTGGGCGCCTTGTAGTCGTCGTCCTTGGTGGTGGATGCCATTGTCATGTCCTCCTTGAGCGGGCCGCGCCGCCCGGATCGGCGACGATCACCGGGACCGAGGGCGGGGCGGCCACTGATCCAACGGCGTTAGTGGCGGTTACGATGCATGTGGCCGTCTTGCCGATATCCCCGGCCTGCACCGCGTAGTCGGCGGCGTTGGTGCCGGCCGCCGCGCCGTCGATCGTCCAGGCGTAGGCGTATGAGGTCGGCTCGCCCTGCCAGTTGCCCATGGTGCAGGTGAGCGTGCCGCCCGATTGCTGGACGTGGGGCACGTCGACGTTGACCGGCGCGGCTGGGGCGCCCCCGCCGCCGCCCGGTAGATCGCTGAGATCGGTGATGATCCCGGCGGCCAGGCTGGACATGCGGGTGGCCTTGCCCTTGATCGGACCATCCGCCGCCCTCACCGCCCCCGCCGGATCGGGCGCCGTGGGCGGGCCGGTGGGCGCTGCGGGGTCGTATCCCAGCGCCACCAGATGGGCATCGCGGGCCAGCGTGTTCTCCTCGATGCTGGTGCCCGCGCCGCCCCGTGCCCCGATGCTGCCCGCGCCGTTGAAGTCCAGAATCACCTGGGCGCCAACGGACAGGGCCGCCATTTCCGCAAGCTCCTCGGGCGTTCGCGCCGAGACGCGGACCGCCGGGGCCGGCGCCGCCTCGGCCTTGGGGGTTGCCATGGGTGCCCCCTTATGCGTCGGCGACGGCGGTGGTGAAGACAGAGACCACGCCGGCATCGACCGGCTTGGTGGTGTCCACGGTCGGGTCCACACCGAAGCGCAGCTTGCCGATGCCGCGCATTTCCTGCACGCCCACACCGTGCATGTAGCCATAGTCGCGCGTGTTGGTGGTGCTCTTGGTCCGCTGCGCCCATGCAATGCCCAACGCCTGGGCGCCGCATAGTGCCGACATGGCAACGTCGGTGGTGCCGCCCGCGCCCGCGCCGACGATGACCGGCATCTCGGGGATCTCCTTGATGATGACCCCGTTCCAGATGATGTCGCCCGCGGTGAACAGCGGGTTATCCCGGCCGCGCTCCCAGGCGTATTTGAGCCCGTCGATGATGACCGGATCTTGCATGAGGTCGCGGAACGGCAGGCTCGGCATGAACATCACGAACCATTCCTCGTCATCATTGACCGAGATCGGCCGGATGCGCGGGCTGGCGGTGCGGGCGATGCGCTTGGCGAGGGTCACGATGGCGGCGCTCATCTTGTCGGTGGGCGCGTCGAGCGCGGTGAGCGCGGTCGCCATGACGCCCGAGACGGCGTTGGCCTTGGTCACCCCGAACAGGACGCGGTCGGCATTGTTGACCATCCAGTAGTTGCGCTGCGCGGCGGTGGCGGTGCTGTAGGGGATTTGGACGCTGCCGTCCGCCGTCACCGACTCCAGGCTGATGATGATGTCGGCGCGGATCTTCTCCATCGACCAGTTCATCAGCGCGTCGCGCGCGGCGTCGCGCAGGGCGATCACCGACTTCTGCTCGTCCCAGTCCGAGACGGCGACGGCGTGGCGGATGGCGGCGACGGTGAGGTTCAGCGAGCGGGCGTTGAGGATTTCTTCGTTGCCCTCAAGCACCGCGTTGCCGGTGACGCCGGCACCGACGAGGCGGCGGACGGTCGGGAACACGACGGTGTCGCCGGCCTTGCGGGTCAAGTCCTCGCGAACCTGGATCATCGAGGACATCGACGTGCCCATGTAGCGGGCGAACTGGTTTTTGCGGACGTATTCGGTGAAGTAATCCGAATCCCAGATGATCGGAGTCAGTCCCGCTCTCGCGGGCGTCAGGTTCATGTCTGCCAATTGAGTGGTCCTCGGGCGAGGGGCGCGGGAAGCCACGCCTATGCGGCGCGGCGTGCGGATGCCCCCGGCGGCGGGGCGCTACAGCCCGAATACGCGCCCGATAAGCCCCGGCAGCGGGCCACCCGTTTATCGCCTGGTGATGGCGCGGCCCCGGCGGCAGGCCCGATTACAGCCCGAAAGAACGCCCGATTATCCCCGGCGGCGGGTTCCAGTGGCGGCGTTTAACGCCCGATAGTCGATCGTCCCCGGCGGCGGGACGCGTCCCTGGATGAGACGCAGCGTCTTATTCACACCCATTAGGGCCGGATTGCAACCTAATTGTGCATTATAGTGCAGGCTCACCGCCGCTTCGCATCCCTGCGGAAGATGTCATCCAAAGCGGGCGGCCCGCTAAACCCGTTGGTGCTCCTCGGCGCGGCTGACCGCGTGGTGGCGAGCGACGGCGGCAGGCCGGCGGCTGGGGAGACTGGAGCGTGGCCGTTGGCGGCCAGTTCCGACTCCCATTTCGCGCGCTCCTCGGCGATCAGCCGCGCCTTGTAGGCGGCCGGGTCGTCGCCGAGTTCCTTCTGCACCCGGATGCGCTCAACCTCCTTGAACAACCAGCCGTAGGGGTGGCGCTGGGCGTGCAGCTTGGCGAACAGTTGCGGGTCCGTCTGGGCGGCGGCCTGGAATTCGGTCACCGCGGCCTCGAACGCCTCGGGCGTGTGCTTCTCGCGCTCGACCAGCTCGCTCATGTTCAGCCGCTCGTTGAGTTGCACCTGCACCAGGCGGTTGTGGTAGGCGACGGGATCGCGCACGGGGTCCAGCGGCTCGAACTGCTGCGGCGGCGGGGCC